TACCTCGCGGCTTTCATCTAACCTCAGAGGGCACCCTATGTTTTTCCGAAAATCAAAAGTCGACATTGCTGCTACACTTGCAGCGCAAGCCGAACATATCCACGCGCTTGAATGTTCGTATCAAGCAATCATGTCGCGCTATGATCAACAGCTTTCGCGACTAGACACGCTCGAGAATTACTTTCTGCAAAACGACAGCATCCGCCGTGCCGACATTGCGGCATTGAACCGATACGTAATTGAATTACGTTTACTTGATCAGCGTCGCGGATATGAGCGCGGCGCATGGAAGCGGCACCTCGTTTCCTATGTATGCCGTCCCTTCGTCCTGGCCCGTACTGCCTACCGATGGCTGACCGGCCCATGGGTCGTTTTTGAGGCATACAGGAACGCGCTCGCAAATGGCCTGCGCAATCCTCCGCCCGTCACCACACCTCGAAACTGGATACCGCCCCAATGAAACCCCGCGACAAAACCAAGGAACTAATCGCGCGTCAAATCTGCATTTCCAATCAGCAGATTTTCGAACGCATCAGTCGACCGCAACGTTTCATTTATTTGACGCTTGCGGAAAACATTCTTGCCACTGTCGAGCGCCAAGCCTATTCGGTGCAGTGGGCCGAATGGGGTATTACAATCAGGAGCAACGACACATGACCAAACCCCGCGCGCCATACACCGCCCGTTTCAACCGCGCCAACGGTCGCGGTTTTACGTTCCGCATGGAACGCGAGTTGATGACCGCTCGCGAAAATGTTTACGATCTCGTTCGCGACCGTTGCGGTTTGCCTGCCGCTGATGTGAGCGACTTGCGCGTGTTGTTTGTTGCAGGTGAGATGACACAACACGTCGCCCTGATGTTCAATTATGCGGAGACCTTGTATCAGGCGCAAAGGTCTCTGTTGGAAGCTGGAAAGATGCTGCTATGAAGCGTCTGTATTGCGGATTAGTCTACTACGCAAACGGTGACCCACCGTCTTATATGCTTTTAAACATTGGCGATGAACAAAAGTTTAGAGATATGGTTGAAATTTATGAGCGGGCGTCTCAAAAATATAAACCGGCGTTTATCGTTTTTGCTTATTTGAAACCAGAGGCGCAATTATGAAAATAAAATCCCAAGACCTAAAGCCCGGCATGCTTGTCCGCCACAACGGAAGTCCATGGACGCGTCTCGCCGAAGTCCACGTATTCGACGAGCGCAAATCCGCGTTCACGCCCATAGGCGCGGCGCAAGCCTATCTCCCCGGGTGCGTCATGGTGACATGGGTTGTCGTCGGCGGGCGCAATTCCTACACTTTCCAGATCAATGAAGAGTTAGAGAGGGTGTTCGAATGAGCCGAATTTTGTTAGCGACAACGCCCGTACAAATTGAATGGAGGTGCGAAGATTGTCCACACCTCCACGTTGCGATTGCCTATTACGCTTTGGCCAAAATGGCTCAGAACCGCAAACGCAACCTCAAGATTTTCGAAAATCGATCCCGCCTTGATGAAAGAAGCACAGGAGCTATTGGCGTCATGAAGTATCAGAAGCCTACGCGATCGACACGCATCAACGCGGGCGGGCGCCCGCAGATCTCCAAGTATGCAGCCAAGCAACAGCGGCGCCGCGTTGCTGAGTTGGCGCAACAGGCGGAAATTGAAAGCGGGGAATTTTTGCCAGACGGCAATGATGCGACCGATCCGAAAGATTATCTTAACTAACCAGTAGTTAAAGAGTAGCTTTAACATCACATTAACCAATTTCCCCTAGTCTCGTTCGCGTATCAACATCAGGAGCACTTATGCGCGACCGGACCATGACCCAAGACGATCACAAGGAAATAGTTGAATCCTTGGTTCTCCGTTTCCGCCAAGGCGAGATCGGGCCTGTTACCTTGCGCATGGAGTTGCGCAAGCATTCATTTTCAGAAAGCGACATCAACGAAATCAGGAACCTGCACATTGATGAATGTGCGAAAAACATGAGAGGGTGAGACTATGGCCAAACATCCGTTAATTAATCGAACCTCAAAATATGGGGATGATTTTATCGGTACTTGTGCGGCATGTGGCAAACGCGGAATAACGTTTGCGCAAATATCTTCGGATGAATGCGAAAACATTCGAGGTTTGACACAAGAGCAAGCGCTTATTGAAGCCGTTGACGGGCCTTCGTCCGATACAAAACAATGATCATTTTCCTCCTTCTCTTGCTAACCGCCTACTTCGCCTTCGGACATTGGGGAGTTGTGGGTTTGGTGCTTATTCTGATTGCAATGTCCGCTCCAAAACGCTAGACCATATCGGGCTCAATTCCGAGCCTAACCTTTAGAGGGCTTTTAACAATGGCTGATACCAAAGAAGTGGCGACCGTTGAACGCATGATGGAATATCCCTCCCGCCTGCAAATGAGCATGCTGGCGCCTGTCAAGGCGATTGCCGCCGCGATCCCCGAAGGCGACAAGGAAGTCCGTATCGTCGGTTACGTCATGGGTGAGGCGCGCGGCATTTCCTACCGCAACAATCCGAACGACACCGATGGGTTGCCTGCCGAAGCGCTGATTGGCGTCTTCAATGGCATACCGAGCTATGCGCCTTATCCTGGCATGGTGCCCGAGGCGGCCTCTGATCTCCGCGCGGAGCTAGCGAGCGGCGTCTGTTTCCTGCCGCCGCAGGCACAGGCAACCATCGTGCGGCAGGTTCGCGGCGCCGATGGCGTGATCCCCGAAACGCCCAAGCGCGGCAAGCGTATCGACCAATTGGGCGTGGTCGTTCCGATCGCGTTCGAAATCGGCATCAGGAAATCCGGGTCGCCCGTGGGCTATGAATGGGTGACGCGCGGCATTGCGCGCGTGCAGGTCATGTCCCCAATCGATCGCATGCGTCAGGCCATGGGGCTCGCGCCCGATGCCAACATGCATGCTATGATCGCTGACGGCACGCTGAAGCGGATTGTTGACAAGGCCGATGCGACGCCGCAGATTGAGGCGCCGAAGGCGACGCAGGCCGCACCTGCGGCACCCAAGGCGCCCGCAAAGTCTTCCCGCAAGCGGTAGAAACGCCCTCCGCCGTCTGCGGCTGAAGAGAATGCCCCGGTGTCCTGAGCGCCGGGGCATTTTTCTTGACTATGGGAACCGGCTCAGAAATGATAAAGGCCCGGTGACGCTGGAACGTCGACCGGGCCTTGAAACTGAGCGGGTTGGCCTGCGCTCAGATATAGGGTTCCATAACAACCCCTGAAGATAAATGTCTAGCAAATATCGAACTGCAAAACAAGCGGCACGCGATCGCGCTGCGCTCAAACGTTTGCGCGACAGTGGAGATTATCGGGGAAAAGTCGACCTGCGCAAAGCGCCAACGCGCTACCAGCGTCAAAAGATCGCAGAATTAAAAGCCAAGCGATCACGCAAATCTGCGCGGTCTCCCGCGCGCAAGATGCCGCCCGCAACGAAAACACCGGGCGCCAAGGTCAAGCGCACGACATTGACCGAAAAGCAGGTTCGGGAATTAAAGCCGACAACCAAGAACAAGATGGTGACCTATGCTCTGCCGTTTCTGCGCAAGGGGCAGCTAGAGCCGGAATGGCGCCGTTTCACGCATGCGGGACTGCTCAAGTTCTTGAACGAGTACAAGGCAGACGATCCCGAAGGCAAAGCCGAATGGCGGGCCTATGCGGTGCGAGAAGAATGGTTTTTCGATACGCCAGACGAAAAGAAGGACATGCGCCGCGAGACCGATTTGTATTTCAGCGGTGTACGTATCGACGCGCCAAAGGGCGGTGTTGTGCAGCGACGCAAACCGAACAAAAAGGGTCACCGTGGCCAGCGCGGCCGCAAGTAAATGGCAAGTCCTCCGTCACGTTCAATCGCCGATCTCGAGGCGCGGCTTGCGCTCAACTGGAATGAGGACGATGACACTCCGCCATTACAAAGTCTTGCGGCCGTTCCCGCGTTTAGAGAGTTGGCGGATATTGAAGCTCGTCTTCAGGCAAACGGAAAACCGGAAACCTCTAAACGACAGGGACGTCCGCCCTGTCATGACGAGGCAGTGTCGCCCCTGGAACGGCAACACAAGTGCCGCCATGAGAAGCGCGAAACCCGCAAGCGGCAAATCGCCATTCTGGACATGGAGACCGACCCGTTCGACGCCAAGCTGAAACGGCATATCAAACCGTTTCTGTGCGTGCTCTACAGCGATGAATTTGAGCCCATTATCATTTGGGAGGAAAACCGTGACGAGTTTATCAGAGGTGTACTTTCAGCTATTTCCGGGCTTCCGGGTTCATGGATTATTTACGCACATAACGGCGGCAAGTTCGACTTTCTTTTTCTCGTGTCCCAATTGCGGGGCGAGGTTAAGTTTAAGGGTCGCGGCATCATGTCCGCAAGAGTTGGCGAACATGAATTGCGAGATAGCTCACATATCATCCCCGAGCGACTAGCGGCTTTCGCCAAGGATAAGTTTGACTATGACCGAAACCGTGACGACATTTTCGACATCGCGTCACGCAAACCAAATCGCGACCGATGGCGCAAGGAAATTATTGATTACTGCATCGCGGATTGTCGCTACACGTTAAATATCGTCAAAAGCTTTATCGAAAACTTTGGGTTCAAACTAACCATTGGCCAAGCGGCCATGTCAGAGCTAAGGAAACACTACAATGTTAAAAAGATTAATCATGGTTTCGACACTCAACTCCGGCAATTCTATTTCGGAGGCCGCGTTGAATGTTTGGCCGGTCGCGGTCATTTTGTTGGCGATTATGAGTTGCACGATGTTAACTCTATGTACCCTGCCGTCATGGCAAACTGCGAACACCCAATCGGGGATTTCAGCGATTATGATTTGCGGCGAGGTGAGCCAAACGCATCCACAGTGTTCGTTGACTTGGTTTGCCACAACAAAGGAGCGCTTATTGCCCGAGATGCCGAAGGCTTCACATCGGCCACAATAGATCGCGGTCGCTTTCGAACCACCATCTGGGAATACAACGTTGCCCGGCAATATGGCTTGATCGAAGATGTCGAGATCATTGCGTCATGGGATTGCCGCCTGCGCAGCAACTTCTCGAATTTCATCCACCCGCTCTATGACAACCGCCTCAAAACCAAGGACGCCATGCGGGCTTTGAAAGAGCAGGGGTTGCAGACAACGCCTGCTTTCCTCGATTTGAAAAAGGACGATATCTTTTTCAAGTTGCTGCTCAATAATTCCTACGGCAAATTTGCCATGAACCCCGCCAACTACCGGGAACACTACCTCACCGATCCTGGCGAACGCCCACCGGAAGAATGGTTCAAATCCCTGGAGGAGCTAGACGATCATGACCGGATCGAATATCTGCAACCAATCTTCTCTAATTCTGAATATGCGATTTGGCAGAAGCCTTCGCCCTCGTTTCGCTACAACAACGTCGGCACTGCCGCCTCCATCACAGGCGCGGCTCGCGCGGTTTTGCTGGCGGCATTACAGCACGCCAAGGGGGCTATTTATTGTGATACGGATAGCATCATTTGCCGCGCTCTTGAGGGTGTCCAGAAGCACAAGTCCGACTTGGGAGCTTGGGATTTGGAGGATGAATTTTCAAAAGTGATCGTCAACGGCAAAAAGCTATATGCCGTGTGGCACAAAAAGCCGAAGATATTGACGCCTGAGCAAATTGCGGACGGTCTCAAATCAGACTACACTGTGAAATCGAAGGGTACCGCTCAGATCACATGGCAGGAAATGCTTGACATGTTGAACGGTGCCAATGTCGTGAAGTTCAACAAAGCACCGACCTTCACAAAGTTTTCGACACAAAACTATATGTCCCGGTCAATCCGCGCTACAGCGCAAATCATGAAGGTGGGCTAAATGGCTGCATCATTCCAAGTCCCGAACCTTGCGCAGCCTGCGGCCGGGAGCATGGCGATAGCGTCGCAATTGGACTTTACGGCGGCGACAACCATCAATCTCGACTTGAGCCCGGAGGTGTTGGACGGGAAGCTGGATTTCATCCAATCGGTGTTTATCGATAATGCTGACAACACCGCCGCTTGCGATATCTTCTTTGGCGGGCTCCCTGTCTATGGCACGCAACGCATCAGGGCGCAGGCTTTCAGCCAAGGATGGTATCCCGTTTCATGGCCTGTCGGCATGGCGCGGATTTCGGCGCAAAGTCAAGGCGGTGTCAAAGTCAATGTGCTGTTCGCAAATATCGCGATGCCGTATATCGTCTATGGCCCGGCATCGGGAATTACCGTTGTTCCGCCGCTGACCAATAAGGCGTTGAACGTCGTCGCCGTTGGCGCAGGCGGCAATGTGCAGCTCGTTGCAGGCGTGGCCCTGCAATCGATCCGGCTTTATCGCGGCATCTTTGAAGTTGACGCGCCCACCACTCTCAAATGGACGGACGGCCCTGGCGGCACCGTATTATTCACGGCGTTTTTGACCACGGGAGGCGGTGTGACCTTTGCGCCTTCCGGCATCGCATGGTTCAATACATCTGCCGGCAACGATCTGACGCTTAATTCGAGCGCGGCATGCAATCTTTACGGAGGTTATGGTGTCCAACAAAGTTAATCCCTTGCTGTGCGAAAAAGTCTCGCCACTGAAATATGCAGTGATCGCCATCGGGGCACTTGCCCTGAATTTTGCAATTTGGTCGGCGGTGTTCGCGCAGGTCAATAATCCCGGTTTGTTTCAATCGGGTGCTGTCGTCGCTGGCCATTGCACGTCATGGGGACCGGGTGCCGGGCAATTGCAGGATGCAGGTGCCGCATGTTCGCCCGTGACTGGTTTGGCCAATCCGACCGCGACGGCGGGACCTGCGGCTGTCAATGGCGTGGCGACAACGGCGATGCGCAGTGATGCAGCGCCCGCTATCCAGCTTGGTACCAACGCGCAGAAAGGTATCGTGCAAGTCGACGGTACAACCATCACGGCCGCCGCAGGTGTGATCTCCGGCGCGGCAGGTGCCAACCCCACAGCGACAGCCACGACGGCCGCCGTCAATGGTGCGGCCGCAACCTTCATGCGCAGCGATGCAGCGCCCGCCGTGGCCGTCACGACGTTTGGAGGCCAAACGGTTGGCCCTGGCGGAACAGCAGGCATCCAAGGCAACGGCGCCAAAATCCAGTTATCGACGGGCGCGACCGTCTCAGGGAATTGCGTCAAGTATGACGTGAACGGCAACACGGTCGACAATGGCGCCGTCTGTGGAGGCGCCAGCGGTGCCAATCCCACGGCGACCGCGAGCGACACCGCCGTTAATGGTGCCGCCGCAACCTTCATGCGCAGTGACGCCGCGCCCGCCGTGCAGAAAGGCACCAATGCCGCCTTTGGTGTCGTGGAGGGTGACGGCACGACCGTGACTTGCGCGGCAGGTGTCTGTTCCGGCACCTCGCCTGCATGGTCGACTTTCACACCTTCGCTGACATGTGGCACGGCGACATTTACGACCACTTCGGCAAGGCGGCAAACGTTGGGCAAGACGACGTTCATTGAACTGGATTTCACCATCACGGCCATCGGCACGTGCACCAACGCTATTACATTTACGCTGCCTAATACGGCGCAATCCGGCGCGTCAATGGTTGGACGTGAAATTGTAGCAAGCGGTCTCGGCGCCGATGCTTCGATCACTGCCGGTAGTTCAAACGTGAATTTCACGAAATCCAGCGCTGCGGTTTTTCTCGTCAATGAACACTATGTCGCTTCCGGCGTTTACGAAAACCAATAGGAGATACCATGCGCGTTTTGTTGCTGATGCTATCGCTTTTGATCTCGCCTGCCATTGCCGCCCCGCGCAACATCGCCACGGCGCCGATTGGTTTTTATGTCGCCAATGCTCCGCTTGGTAACGACGCAAACGACGGGTTGACGCCTTCTACACCCAAGGAACATTACTGCGTCATGTTGCAGGAGACCTACACAAAATGGGATTTCCAGTGGCAGCAACCCTACATGTTCGTCCGCTCCGGGCAACTGTTCAACGAAATGTGCGGCGCGGGCGGAACGTTCGTTGGTGCCGATGCGATCATCATCGCGCCGTTCGATCCTGCCAATCCATCAAGCCCTGGCAATATCGTTCCGTCGCCTGATTATGTCAGGACATGCCTACCGCCCGGTTGCGGTTCGGCTACGCCTGCCGTGCAGTGGTGTGACGCCTTCGGTGATCTCGCAATTCAGATTTACTACAATGCGACATGGTCGCAGTGCAATCACTGGAACATGGTTGGCGGTGCCGCCATCGTCGTACACAATGTGTCGACCGTCGATGTCTTTGGGACACAGTCAACATTCAGCGGCACAGGTGCCAACGATAGCGCCATCCTGGCAGATGGTCCCGCAATCATCACGGTTGCCAATGGCATGAAAATCAACGGTTCGTTCGGTTATCCCTTGACATGCAACCGCGATTGCAATGCGACCGTGAGCGGCCATATGGATGCCGTGGGCGCCAATATCCTCGGTTGGTACGCGCTTTATTCCGGTAGTCACCTCAATCTAGGCGCAAGCTATAGCGTCACATCGTCGGTTGTGCAGGGACCGTCCGTTGCGTCAGGTGCTTCCGTCGCCAACACACATGGCACGTCGGTGACGAATGGCTGGACAAACCCGAGTGGCGGCATCATCTGCACGGGCGCTTACTGCTGATGGCACGGAATTTCCTCAATCAGCCGTTCGCTCCCTACAAGGGCGCTTATAGTGCGCAGCCGTTCAACAATGCGCGCGGCAACAAAAAGGGCGAACTGGTTGTCATCGATTTGTTGTGGGCGCTTTATTTGAACGCTGCGGGGAATTTCGTCGTTACTACAAATTTGAACGTTGCCGGACCTAATACAGTGCCCGGTACGTGGACGATCCAATCCGTCTACATCGATAACGAGGGCGTTGACTTTCCCTGCTACATCTATTTTCCAGACACGCAATTCACGGTTTCATGTCCAGCCAATTCCGCAGGCTGGTATGAGGTTTACACCAATAGTCGCGCTGCGCTGATTGCCGGGATCGGAATTACGCTCAATGCCCTGGCGCAAGCGCAGCGAACCCGTTTGTTTTTTACTGACGTTCCGATGGTGCCCTCGCTTGATCAGGAGATACAAAGCGCGCTTGCGCTCAATCTGGCATCTCCAAATCTGCCGCGCTTCAATATCAATGGCGCCAACTACAATGCGCCCGCCCTTGGTGACCAGCCTATACTTTCGACATTGAATTGCACAGGGATCGGCAGCAACGTAATTGCGCTTGCCGCCGTTGGTCCCGGTGTCTTCTATTACATCACGGGTTTGTTCGCCACCGTGTTGCTCGTCGGCAGCACACCTAATGGTTCATCGGTCGTTCAATTACGCCCTCACAATCTTGCGACTACAATATGGGGATGGGAGTGGATTTCGCCCGGACTTGCCAATGGCCCGGTTTTCCCCGCGAGTGGGTTCAATCTTAAGCTTGATGCAAATCAACAATATGATTTATTTCAAACTGGAGGCGTCAATACAGGGGACCGTTTTAATCTTAATATCGCATATACGATTAGCAACTCTTAAAAGGTTAACACCATGGAAATCCCCCTTGGCATGCAAATGGCCATCAAGGCTTTCGCGAAATTGTTCGGGTTTGACCCGAAGCTTATGATCGCCAATCTTGAGTTGATGGGCAAATCGCTGCATAGTGTCGCCGATGACATGGCCCGGATCAGGCGCCAGAATGACGCGATCATGGCCCATTTGAAAATCCAGGAGATTGACAATGGCGAAGACGAACACGCCCTCAGAAGCCTTGACGGAGAACGACGAAGCCTCAACGGGAGCGGCCGAACCCCGGACGCTTGAAGATGAAATCAAGGAAATGGAAGACCACGGCATGGTTCATATCCCTGCCATTCTCCGCAAGGCGGGAAAATACTTCGGGCATTGAACCCGAAGTCGCGCCAGACTTAAGCGGTGCCATAAACTTTGCGCCGAGCGCGGATTTGGCACCAAATCCGCGCTTGCTGCAACGGAAAAACGAGGAACTTGAATTGCGCCTCGCTCAGGTTGAAGAGTGGATTGCGCGCCAAGACAAAAGGTTCAAGCCATGGCTGACCCGGTAGCAGAAGGCGCAGGCGAACACGCAGGCGCGGTTGTGGAAGCCGCCGTGTCATCGGCGGTTGCGCAGGTGGAAGGCGCCGTGGAGGCTGCGGAAGCCCGCGCAGAAGCCGCCGAAGAGGCGGCAGAAGCCATTGCCGATAGTGTGAGGCGAGATGCCTTGCACGACGAAATCGAAACCATTCAGGAGGACGTAGAACAATGGCAAGAACACCACGACGAAACGCACGTGGCGTTGCAGGTGCAACTGTCATCGATGCAGGCGGAGATAACGGAGCTTCGATCGCAAATGACGGAACTGGCGAACAAATCAACGGTCACGACAGTATCGATCCCGGCACCCTCGGAAACCCCGCTGGTGACACCCTCGGAAACCCCGGTGGTGACGGTGACGACGGTCGAACCCGGAGCCGCAAGCCACGCGCCGATGCCGGTCGCGCCCGTGGTCCCCGCAAAAGCGCGCCGCTGGATCTGACCGATCTGAAGGATATCGTCGTGATGGCCCATGCGGGCCTTGCGATCGCCTTCAATTCGCCAAAGCTGACCATCGATGAGATGGAAGGCGAAAAGCTCGCGGGCGCCGTGCAGAAGGTGCTGCGGCATTACGATCTGCCCGACGTGGCCAGCGAAACGAAAGACTGGATCGGGTTGATCATCGTGGCAGGTTCGATCTATGGCCCGCGCCTCGCGGCGCATTGGGCCGAGAAGAATACACCGCCCCCGCCTCCGTCGCCGCAGGATGCTGACAACAATCTTGTGACGCTGATGCCAGCACGGGGGATGTCGCAATGACAATCTGGCCTCTTCAGCATGCTTGCATGGCGTTCTATGGCAACCCGGCCGCGCCGGGTTGGCTGCATGACAATACGGTCTATGTGGCTTGCCCCTGGCAACTGTTCGTCGGATCATCGCCGACGCAGCACATTCTCATCCACAAGCACTGCGCGGATAGTCTTGCGCGCGTGCTTGGTAGCATCTGGGACGCGGCCGGCAAGACACAAGCCGCGATCAACGCCCTTCACTACCAGCGTTATGACGGCAGCTATAACTTTCGCCCGATGCGCGGATCGTCGCAAATGTCCATGCATTCGTTTGCCTGCGCCATCGATTGGGATGCGGGCGAGAACGAATTTCATTCGACAAAACACCTGTTCACTGACCAGTCTTTGCTGGTCGTGAAGTTCAAGGCAGAGGGTTGGATTTGGGGCGGTGATTGGTCATCGCCCGATGCCATGCACGTGCAGGCCGCACGTATCAAGTAGGAGGGCTGACTGTGACGTATGATTTCTTCATGGGCCAATTGCGCTTGATCGCGATTGGCATCATTGCGTATCTGGCTGGAAGCGGGCGTTTGACTGCGACCGATGCCAGTGCACTGACGGCCGTCATGGTCCCGGTCGGACTTCTGGCGGGTCCATATATTTGGTCACTTTATCGCAACATCGGCATGAAGTTGGTGCCGCACGACAGCATCGCCATTGAAGGCGGCACGCCTCTCGCGGTCGATCGCGTCAACAAGGATGGTACCTTGCCGGTCGGTGCCACCATCACGACGCTTGCAGACACCGCGAAGGTCGTCGGCGCCCTCCTGATAGGTTTCATCCTGTTCGCTCCGATCTCCGCGCGTGCTCAGAGCAAACCACCTGGCGCCTGTTCGCTGCAAACCTTCGTCGGCCTGTTCAAGAATGGCGGTATCGATCCCGTCACCTTCCTGACCAACTTGTCGGCCGGATTGAAAAACTGCGGCGCCAGCGATACATCGGCCGCGTTGAAAGATGCGGTCGACAACGCGGACATGGAGGCGCAAGCCTGCCTGAAACCGCTCAACGATATCGCGCTCGCCGCGCAAGCCGACACCGGTCAAGGCGGCATCATTTATAAGGTGCAGAAATTTCGCGATGCCCGACGTTCGGGGATCGTCACGGCATGCACCAATTACTTCAACTCGACTTTCGGGCCTTTTCGCTAGATGCCTCACGACGTCGACAGCTTCGTTCCTTCACTGGCGCGCAATGAATTGTTTTATTTCATTGCGCGCATCTGCATGATAGCCGGCTTGCCGATTGCCGGCTTTGTCGGAACACGTCTCATTTCGCAGGCCGACGCCTTGCAGAACGCTGTTGCGGAACAGAATATTTCGATCAAGGTTTTAAGTGCTACGGTTAATGGCAAGCTTGATGCAAACTTAACGCAATTGACCGACCATGAACTAAGGTTAAGGACACTTGAAAGAGCCACGAAATAAGTTTGAGTTGCCCCGCGAAGACGAGCATATGATGATCGTCGGGCGCAATGGTACGGGCAAGACGCAGGCGGGCCTTCATTGGCTGTCCCAACGTTCGCTGCAAACAAAACCTTGGTATGTGCTCGACTACAAGCGCGAAGAAATGTTAAGCGCCATCCCCCGCGCACGCTATATCGACTACAACGAAACCCCTTCCCAACCCGGTCTCTACATCCTACAATCCGGCCCTGACGCTGATTTGCAGGAAGCAACCGAAAGCTGGTTGCGGCGCATCTGGCAAAAGATGATCGACGGTGACCCTTCGGGTGTCTTCATTGACGAGGGGTACATGCTGCCAAACCGGAGCGCGGCGTTTTCCGCGCTGTTGACGCAGGGACGATCCAAGAAAAACCCGGTCATGACGTTATCGCAGCGGCCCGTGCGTGTAGACCGTACCGCCATCAGTGAGGCGTCCCATGTCCTGGCGTTCGATCTGAACGACAAGCGCGACCACAAGTCTCTTGAGGAAGTCGTGCCAACGGGCTTGATGGGGATTGAGGTTCCGGAGTATCATTCGCGCTGGTACAGCGTGAAAAAGAACAAAATCTGGATCGTTAAGCCCGTTCCCGAAAGTGACGAGATCATTGACGAGATTAACGATAAGTTGCCGCCTTTGAAACGCTGGCTGTAAAGCCCGACACCGAGCTAGAGGTTTACACCATGGTTAACTTGAAGTGGGACATTTATAACATGCTCACGATTTGGCTCATGGTGGCAATCCTGTTTGTCGCCACGGGTCTGATCAAGTCGGTGGCCACGGGCGGCATGTCGGGGAGTGGCCAGTGAACTATCTCCCCTTCAATTTTGAACTCCTCCGCAACCCCTACAATTGGCTGGTTGTCGGATTGATGGTGGCGATCCTGGGCCTCTCGCTACACCTGATTTTCGCGCCCGCCTCCCTGCCAACCACGGACGGAACTCAGCCATGAAAAACGAATTTCTGCGAAGTGCGACCGCGTTCCGTTCGCTTCCTGAACATGTGACGCCAGAATTTGGCGGCAATCGTGCGATGCGACGCCGCTATAAGGTGGGAGCGCAGAACGGCGGCACCGCCGCGCCGAAGTATACCGATGCGGACAATGCGCAGGCGCAAGCGCTTGTGCTCGCGGTTGCCCGGCCCATGATCCAACCGACGATGGCGCAGAACATCTCCGGTTCAAACACGGCGCAGGGGCAGACGATCACGTTCAATCTGAACAACGTCGGCCTGCAAACCAAGGTCACCGTGGAAGTCCAGGGCACGCTGACGGCTGTCGCTGCTGAAACCATCACGCGAACGCCGTGGGGCCTTGCCAACATCTTCTCGCAAGTCGTCCTCACCGACTTGTCAAACATCCAGCGTATCAACACCACGGGCCTGCACCTCTATGCCCTGGCGACACTGCGCGGTCGTGCGGCCTTCGGCGCCACGTTCCTCAATGACGCTCCGGTCGCGATGGGTTCGAATTTCCTCGTCAATGACGGACCGAGCGCCATCAATGCGGGTTCGGGCGCGACGCCGTTCCGCATGTTCTTCGAATTGCCGCTCGCGTATCACGACAACGATCTGCGCGGCGCGATCTACTCCAACGTGACCAACGCGCAGTGGCGTTTGCAACTGACCGTGAACCCGAATTTCATCGTGGGTTCGGGCGCGACAGACACGCTGTTCAACGTCTACAAATCTTCGGCCGCCGTTCCTGCGTCAACGCTGACCGCGTTTCAGGTGCAAATCTATCAGCACTATCTGGATCAGTTGCCGCGCGGCAAGAACAATCAGCCCATCGTGCCGCTGTTCTCCCTGTCGTGGAATTACCTGATCATCAATACGGTTTCAACCGGCGCAGTGGCGACGCAGGATTTCCCCGTCCAGTACGCCAACTTCCGGACCTTCCTGTCGACGATTGCGATTTTCGACAATGGCGGAACGTTCAACGCCGGTTCGGACGTGAACTATGTGGCCATTCAGGTCGCAAACCAGACCTATCTGGAACGGCTTGACCCGTTCATGTCGACGTTGCGAACGCGCCAGATGATCGGCGACGATTATCCGCCCGGCACCTACGTGTTCGATCATCGCCGCTGGCCCATCGTCACCGATCAGTTCGGCAACACGCAATTCGTGCTCAATGCCTCGGCGGTCAACGCGAGCGCCAACGTGCAGATGATGTACGAAATGCTCTCGATCCAAAATCAGGCCATTAACGCCGGTTCGCTCGCGGCCGGTTAGTTTTCCCGGCTTTTTCGAAGACAGCTAGGGAAAAGTAGACAGGATGCGTTTTTGGGACACCGAATGCGCATCCTGCCTCGAAACAAGAGGCAGGATCATGGATACGTTCAAGACGTGGTTGCGGCAGCCTTTCTCCGCCGATATGGACGCCTTCCATTGGTTCCTGTTCTTCGGGCTTGTCATTGCGATTTCGGTATTGTGGGGCTTTGCCCTGCGTGCTGTTGCCACCGTCACTTCGGCCTGATGGCCATATAGGAGACTGCCATGATCCCGCGCCTTTCGATTGGAGTGATCATCCTTATCGCCGTGGCCTACGTGGTGGGCGCCAAGTGGCCGTGGCTTGCGAACAAGGTGGGTGTGGCGTGAACACCCTTCGCGACAGGCTGAGCGCGCTGGCGGCCTTCCTGGCGCTCCTGGCAGGCATCAGCTATGCCGCCGCTCAATCCGGCAATGTCGGGCCGAACGTCGGCAATCAGGCGCAATACGGTGCGCCCTTCACCACGCAGGGCTCACACTGGATTTCCGGTGGCGGCGCGCCTCCCGCCATCAATGCGGGTTGCGGCACTGGCGGAACGATCCTCGGGACCGATGCCGCGTTCACGGTGACCACGGGCACAGGCACCTCACCGGGGACGGCATGCGTCGTGACGTTTGCGGTTGCCTACAATCAGCGGCCGACATGCAACGGCATGGCCGAAGTCAATGCGGCATCCTTTGCGATCACGCCAACAACGGTGACCATCCTAAGTGTCGTGGATGGGCAACGCTACCACGTCCAATGTGTCGGCCGCGCAGGCGGTTAACCAAACGGCCGCGCTGCGGCAATAGAGGAGCTATCGATGAAAGCGCTTTTTGATCGTTTCCCCGCCATCGCCGCAGCGTTTCTGGCGGCACTTCTGGCCCTGGCAGGCGTTGCGCCCGCAAGCGCTCAGTATGTCGCGAGCCCGCTTCAGAACGGTGTTCCGACCGGGCCAAGCGTCACCGGAGCGGACACCGCCCACGGCATCTATTTCGGCACCAATCGAACCGGCATTTCCGGCCATGTTGAAGCCGGCGCCGGAAGCGGCAGCACGCCGGCATTGTCGACGTGCGGCACCAGTCCGGTGCTGGCAACGGGCTCAACCGATTTCGCGGGGAAAATCACGGTCGGGACCACGGCTTCAAATGCCTGCACCCTGACGTTCGGCACCGCCTTCACGGGTGCTCCGTTCTGCGTCGTGCAGAACCTCACTACGGGCGCCGCCGCGAACGTCTATACGGTGATCGCCGCAACCATCATCTGGTCATCGGCCCTCGCCGATAGCACGGTTCTCGTCTATCACTGCGTCGCCCCGAGCGGCGGTTAGTTTTCCTCCCCCACTACAGCCCGCGCTTCCGTTTCAAATGAAACGATGGCGCGGGTTGGATTTTCAAGGTGAAAATCCGTGAACCAATCAACAATCATTTTCGGCTACCTCGCGGTAGCCTTTCTGATTTTCATCACGCAACGCGGCGAGCTTCCGACCTATTGGGGCTTCATTGTGTCGAGCCCCATGCAGCCAAGCGTGGGGCCATCGGCATCGGGAAGCGGCGCCTTGTCATCGGGCAACAGCGTCGCCTCAACAGCTTCCAAGATTTCAGCACTAACTGATGCTCTCGCGATTGTAGGAGTTTAGATATGCCCTATGGTTTGGTTATCATCGGCCTGCTGATGATAATCACGGGCATCAACAACACCTATTCACAATTTGCGTCCCAGCTTCAAAGCGATTTCACCGGATCGAAAAGCTTCATTGTCTGGATTATCGCCTTAGGTTCGGTGGGCGCCTTGGGTTACATCAAGGACTTGCGCACGTTCTCGCATTACTTCATGGCATTGATCTTGATTTCGATGGTGCTTGCGAACAAGGGTGTCTTTGCGCAGTTTCAGGCAGCCTTGTCGGGCGGGCCGAAAGCACCGACCGTGAGCCCGGAGACAGGGGGAAGCCAACAATCCCTTGGGCCTCAATCGTCGACTGCGCAGATCAACTCTGCTATAACTTCAAATCAGCAAGGCGTCGGTGGATCGTCCCCCGCAACATCCGGTCAAGCCAAGTTCAACGGCTGGATGAATTACATTTTCGGAACAGGCACCAACTCCGCAGGAGCGCAATGAAATGGCCGATAGCCCGCTTGAACCCGTCGTCACCATCGCCGTTGCCATCGTTGGAGTGGCCATTCTCGCCGTTCTGGTTTCGCAGAAATCGAACACGGCAGGCGTCCTAGCGGCGGCCGGTTCGGCTTTCTCCAACTCCCTGTCGGCCGCGACCGGGCCTGTGACGGGCGCTGTAACGGCACCGAATAATTCGATAGGAGCGAGCGGGGGAGGGTTTTCACTGCCAAACCTTTCCATTCCAGCAATGTAGCATTCTCGTTCATTGAACGAGATTTCAGGAGGCAAAGGCGATGGGTTGGCGTATCACAAATCCCTTCAAGCGAGCCGAACCGCACGTCTCCGACGATGTTGCCGGACAATTCGGCTTTGGTTCCGCCCTGTCGATCATCTATCGCAAGCGCGCTCTGCCGCCCGTCGACAATGCCGCGTCCTATGCCTACCAGACGTATCTGTCACCTGCATGGTCGCCCATCGGCGGAGGCATCCCGAACAAGCGCGATATCGGGACCACGGCGCCAGCCTATTCGCGTCAGGGAGTGCTGGTTGCACAAGTCGGAAGTCCCGGCATCCTCGCGGGCGCCTTCGTCTCCGGGCCTCTGACTAACGTCTCGACAGAAGAGACCGTTCAACCCATTCCTGGCGGATTTGCAGATTTTCGCCTGCCGTCCAATTAGCCCGCTTTGCTTCGCAAAGTCGGGATGAATTTTGTAAGGACAAAATCCGATGTGGGAGAAAATCAAACAGCATCCTTGGATCGTCGGCGGTGTCGTCGGATTTCTCTTGCTTGTCGTGGTCCTCTCGTCTTCGTCCTCGTCAACCACGGCCGCTACAACGTCGACAGGCACCGATGCGAGCGGCACGGGCAACGGTGACCAGCTTCAAGCCTACCTTGCCGCCATCAATCAGCAGGGGCAAACTGCAAGCCTCGCGGCGGGCGTGCAGAACCAACAAACGGCCGCAGCCGTTCAAGTCGCAACGCTACAGGCAGGCACCGCCGACAATGCCAATACACTTGCCGCACAGGTCGCCGAATACGAAACAAAAATCCTTGGCGATGTGCAAACCAACCGCGACACCATGACCGCGCAAACGCAACAGGCGCAGATACAGGCGGGCGTCACCAACACTCAAACGGTCGCGAACGCTCTTGTGCAGGAAAATCAGATCAATGCAAGCACGCAGCAAGCATGGATCAAGACACTTCCTGCCATCGTCGGGACGCAAGCAAGCGCTCAAGTCGCGGTCGCTCAGGCGCAGCGGCCGTGTTCGTCCTATCTGTTCGGGCTGATTTCAAGCTGTTGAGGTGCTATCGTGCAAGCCGATGCAACGAAATTTTTCCTTTTCATCGCCCTGGCGCTTCTAGTGCTGGTGCTCGTCACCGACCAACGCCGGCCACTGGCCCATGCGCCGCTCGCGGGCGATAACGAAGTTGGTGAAAGTCCCGATGCCGATGACCCCGGTCTTGTCACATCCGCACAATTCGCCAACGTTCCAAGCAATGGCATGGTACCGCCTTTGTCCCTCATGATGCCGGCGACGGGCACGCAACCCTATGGCGGTGACGCATGAACATTCAGGGGTGGTTCCAGCATCCGGTTTCAACGCTGACCTATGACTACAACAAACCGGAGTTGACGCGCGGTCTCATGGGTTGCGGACAGCCCGAACCCGTGCCGCCCCCACAGAAGCTCTATGACCTTGGCGCCTATCGCACGCCCTTCTCATGGCTGTGGCGCCGTCCCCGGAACGTCTTGCAGGGACGCTGATGTGTCGGACTTCTTTGACCAGTCGTTCAATCAGTTTCCGATAGGCGGAACAAGCACTTTCGGAGCCCCCGGTTCGCAAACCGGGGGTTCAATCGTCAGTGATTTCGGTGGTCTCCCTGTCACCGATAGTAGCGGGCGCCTCATGGGCAATCTGACCGGAAATTTCGGTCAACCTCCCACAGCCAATAACGCGCTCGACATGCCGGCGTTGCCTGCCATCGGCGGCACAGCAGGCGCGGCCGCAGGCGGCACCATCCAGCAAGCCGCAAGCGCGGCCGGAATTACAGGTGGTAGCGTGCCGCCTGCGTCGACAACCGGAAGCACCGCAGGCGGCACGTCTGCAAGCAATTGGTTTACTCGCGCGGTGATCGTCATTCTTGGTTTCATCTTTGTTGCAGTGGGGCTGTCACAGTTTGGTGTCGTGCAAAGGATAGGGCGATGACTGACACTCGGCTAGGTCTTATAGCACTGATCTTGACAGTCTTAAGTCTTGGATATGTGCTTGCGCCAGCGATAGAAAATGGCGCGAGCAATTTCAAGACGTTCCTTGAACTGTCACACTCGTTCGGTCAATGCGATGGCGTCGGTGACCCACGGTGCAAGTATGGCCGATGAAAGCTTGTCGGTCGCGCTGTTCGTCCTGGCAGGCGTCTGCATCGCCGCAGGAATCTATGCGAGCCCGACGCTGAAAGCGGTTTTGCTGGGATGGCTGGTGGCGCCGTAGTTCGGAGAAACAGAAATGTGCGAAAGGCAAACAATGACGATGCACCCCTCAACCTTTGAGTACCTGAAGCCCACAGACGAACAAGTCGCAGCCATGACCAAGATACGGATGG